AGTGGTTCCCGGTCACGTCGCTGATGACCACTCCGCAGCTTTCGCAGTACCTGGAATCAGTCCAGCGCCATTACCAGCGGCTTGGCGTGTGGTTGGAGTTCCCCGAGCCGCAGAACAAGCAGAGGGCAGCGTAATGGACGATGGATTCATTAACGGCTACGTGGCCGCGATCAACAGCATGTGGGGTGGCATGCGGGAAGGGATCGAGCGCGCTGAAGCTCGAGAGAGGGAAATGGCTGTTGAGTACGAGCGCAGCCTAGGCCCCAATCGTCAGCCGCCATGGTCGCTCGCTCCGGATTGGGCGAACTGGGTTGCCATGGACTGCATCGGATCGTGGTGGTGGTCTTTCGATGAGCCCCGCTGGGATTGGTACTTCGGTGACTACCGATTTGACAGCCGAAGAGAGCGAGCGGGCGTCGCCAACTCTTGGGATCGCAGCACTGTGAAGAACTCTATCCAGCGGAGGCCGAAATGAACCTCGAACAGATCGACACCAGCAATACGGCGGGGAAGCGGCGCGTCATGGAGTTGGCGGAGCAGGGCAGGAGGGTTGCTGCCGCTCGCCGTGGCGGGCAGAAGATTTTCGGCTATGTCAGTAGTCCCAACTGGAATTGGGAGGTATGCGACTTCGCCATCATCGCCGAGCCGGTTGGGCCGGAGGAGGTGTGGGCAGTAGTTAATGGCAGGCGCGGACTCGTTGACGCCTACGTATCCGAGCAGGAAGCAGGCGCAGCTGTGAATCGCGGACAGGAAAAGGTGAAGTACATCCGCGCCGACCTCGCCGGGGAGGGGAAGTGATGGATGCTCTCCTAATCGGATACCTGGCGCTGTGCATCGTCCATATCGCCGTAGACGCGGCATGTTGCGTGATCGCGCGTTCGCCTTTCCGGCCCATGGTGATGGTTTTCACCGCACCTCTGTGGCCTGTCATGTGGCCTGCCGTGACCGTAATGGCGGCTCTGATGTTGAAGGGCATGAAGGACGCGGGCCTTGTGCCTGAAACCAAAGGGGTGAAGTGATGGACTTCTCCGACTACAAGACCCGCAGCCGTCTGACTGAGGCTAGCAACGCCGGCTACAGCGCCAGGCTTGAGCGCAAGCCGATCACCTCATGCCCGTTCGATGAAGGCACGGACGAGGCCAAGGCGTTCCAGCACTACTGGGGCCGGGCGGACCAGGACGAGCATCTGCGGCGGGGGAGGGTAGCGTGAACTACCGCGACCGATCCCTGCTGGACCTCGCCTACCAGCTCAACTGCACCCTCCAGATCGACGGGGTGTGCGAGGGCGGCCCGGGCGAGCCGTGCCACAGCAACCAGTCCCGCCACGGCAAGGGCGGGAGCATCAAGGCGCACGACTGCTTCTTCGCCAGCGGGTGCCGGAGCTGCCACCGCGAATTGGACCAGGGTAAGCGCTTCACCCGCGAGGAGAAGGCCGATATCTGGCAGCGGGCACATGACCGGACGATGCTCCATCTTTGGGAGCAGGGCCTCATTAGGGTGGCCGCATGAGCCTCGTCATCCTTCCATGGCCCCCGTCAGTGAATCGCTACTGGCGCACCTTCCGGGGCCGGATGCTGATCTCGGCGGATGGGCGCAGCTATCGACAGGAGGCGGTCATAGCCGCCATGCCAGGACAGCGATTCGGCGCCGCCAAGGTCCGGGTCAGCATCGATGCATGGTTGCCGGACAACCGCCGCCGTGACGTAGACAACCTGCTCAAGGCTCCGTTGGATGCCCTGTGCCACGCCGGGATCTACGACGACGACAGCCAGATTGTTGAGCTCTCCATCAGGAGGGCAGGCCTGGACAAGGCCAATCCTCGTCTGGAAATCACGCTGGAGGCCGCATGAGCCGCGCCGAGAAGATCCGCCAATGGCTGCAGCAGAACCCAGGGTGGCACTTCATGGGCGATGTCTGCGCTGGCCTATCCGGAGTGGACCGTAACCAGGTGACTCGCGACGTGGACCAGATGGCACGCCGGGGGCAGATCCTGGCAGTAGGCAAGCAAGGCACCAAGCGATACCGGTTAGGGCGAGATGCCCGCAAATACATCCGACAGGGGGAACAACATGCAAGCTGACACCTTCGGGGCCTATGTCCGGGCGGAGCTGGACCATTGGGGCAACGAGTTTGCCCTGCATCGAGACTGCGAGTATCTGGGTCACCAATCCAAGAACCTGCTCGCCGTACTGATTGAGCATGAGGGCGAGATGCCTGGGCGTGTGCTGGGGTTCAAGCCTCTGGAGACCGACATCCGAGCCCAGCGGATTGAGGACATCGTCTACAGCATCGGCAAGGACCAGCCTGTCTATGCCTGCATCCTGCGCGGCTACTACTGCGGTATGGGGCGGCGGAAGGTGGAGCGCTGGGAGACGGCCAACCTGCTACTGGCCAACATGGGCGAAAGGCCAGTCAGCCAGCGGCACTATCTGACCTTGCACGATGTGGCATTCGCTGAGGTCAAGGGCGCTATGCGAGGGATAGCGATGGCCCGAGCGGCCTAATTTGAAGTGTTTTCAGAGCAGGCATCTTGTAGAGGTGCGCACCTCTAGCGTAACTTTTCAGGCACTGTGACATAGAAGCCTCCGGACATCCGGGGGCTTTCTTTTTGGAGCCTCCAATGGGAGCCGCATGCGTTGTACATGGCGTTTCCGCAGCCGTGGCAAATGAGCAATGGCGCCGGGTCGCGAGATACGACGGCCTCGTTGAGGTGAAGAAGCCGGAGCGTACGAAGTGCGAAGGCTGCGGTTCCTATGAGTCGCGGCCCAGCGTTTCTGGTCCTGTCTGTGCCTATTGCCGCACCCCAAAGTAACCTTTCTTTGCCCGCTTCCCCGTCCAGATCAACCCTCGCGCATAGCTGGCAGCGGGGCGGGCGCCCATTGGAGAGTTCCGTGTCTGCCCTTGCCTATGCCATCTCACTGATAAAGCGGTGGGAAGGGTGCAGGCTCGAGGCATATCCGGATCCCGGCACAGGTGGAGAACCCTGGACGATTGGCTATGGCGCCACAGGTCCCGGAATCGCCAAGGGTGTGAAGTGGACGCAGGCGCAGGCAGATGAGCGCCTAGCGCAGGACGTGACCCGGTTCCTCAAAGGTGTGCAGTCAGTGGTGAAGAAGCCAGCGACTGACGCCCAGATCGGGGCAATGACCAGTCTGGCCTACAACGTGGGGGCCCGAGCTTTCGCAAACTCAACGCTACTCAGAAAATTCAACGCCGGAGATCTGGGCGGTGCGGCTGCGGAGTTTGAGCGCTGGAATCGATCTGGCGGGCGAGTAATGAAAGGCCTGACGAACAGGCGTCGTGATGAGCGAAGAGTGTTCGAGGGTGCTGAATGAGAGCAAGAAAGCCAATCGCAGAGAGGTTCTGGCCAAAAGTTGACTCGAGCGCGGGTCCCAGCGCTTGCTGGCCGTGGACTGCCTCCTGCAAAGTCAAAGGCTATGGGCAGATAGGTGCGGGAGGGCGGCAGAGGCCGCTTCTTGCGCATAGAGTTGCATGGGAGATCGCAAACGGCCCAATCGGCGAAGGATTGGTTGTATGCCATTCCTGCGATAACCCGAAGTGCTGCAACCCTGCGCATCTCTTCGTTGGCACACAGGCCGAGAATCTGCAGGACATGACGAGTAAGGGCCGGAGGTGCTCTGGCGAAGCGATGACGGCCGCTCTTGTGGCTTCAAACGCCAACCGCCACCTGGACGAACAGAGGGTGTTCCGCGAATGAACTGGCAGATCGTGGTGAACGTCGCTGTGGGCGTTCTTATGCCGCTGGTCATCTTCGCCCTCGGCTACATCGTGAGCCTGTCAAAGCGCATCACTGACCTTCGGGTGCTGGTGTCGGACGAGTTCGTCAAGAAGCCCGAAATCACCCGCATTGAGCAGACCATGGCCACGATCAGCGCGACCTGCACTGAACTGCTAAAGGCCGTGGCCGAGATCAAGGGCGAGATCCGAGGGTCTGGGCGGTGACTGACCGCCTAACCGACCCGCTGGACCGCCTGGAGGCGAGCATCAGCGACCTGAGCGTGCTTATGAAGCCCTCGGGCAGCAACAACATGAACACCATTCGCATCGAGGGCGCCGGCTCCATCTGGAACGGCATCGCCATCGGGATTGCGCTTGGTGCTGTCACCGTCGGCACCGTCTGGACGGCCAGCAAGATGCAGCAAATGGACATCCAAAGCCAGCAGGCAGAGGCCTATCAGAAGGCCGTCTACATGCTGGCTCCGCGCTTCGCTGAAGAAGTCGACAAAGAGCTGGACCGCCAGAAGGAGCGCGAGAGCAAATGAGCAGCCCCACCCCGATCATCACCAAGCCGCCGAAGGTGGCCAAGTCCAGCCTGCTGCCTCAGGGCATTGCGCCGATCAAGGACACCCTGAAGCACTGGACCACCTGGCTGTGGGGCGTGCTACTGGCCAGCCCAGATGGCCTGTATGCCGGCGCCGCTGCTCTCGGGATGCTGGCAGACGAGGCCATGCCGGGCGCGATCACCACCTTCATCCGTGTGTTCGCGGGCGTCGGCCTGATTGCCAAGTTCATCAGCCAGCGGAAGCCGCAGGGCTGAGATGAGCATCCTCACCCGCGCATTGCTGGTGGCTGTCGCTGCCCTGGCATTGCTTGCCATCTGGCAGCGGGGAACGGTCGCTCAGGCAGAGCATGCCCAAGAGAACGCCCAGGTTGCCAAGAAGGTGGCCGAGCAGGAGCGGGACAACGCTATCGCTGTGATTGCGGTAGAGCGCCAGAGGGTCAAGCGGGCCGAGGCAGTGGCCACCCAGTATGAGCAGGAGAAGGCAGATGCTGAATCGAAAGGTGCGGCTGTCGCTGATGGCCTGCGTGCTGGCAACATCCGCCTGCAGCAGCGCTGGGCAGGCTGTGAGGCCCGAGTGTCCGACCTTGCCGCCAGCTCCGGCCCCGTTGATGACAGCGCCGACGACCGAGCAGAAGGTGCGAGCGATCTTGTTCGAGCCGCAGCAGAAGCCGACGCCCAAATCCGTGGGCTCCAAGCCTTGGTGAGGGCTGACCGTGAGTGACATTGGGCGAGTGACCCGCTGTGTGGTGTCGGGCCACAACCGAGACCGCGTGCACTACGGGCAGATCTACAGCCCAGAGCGCCGGCAGCTGGTGACCGACTTCAACGGCGCCCTGCCTCCTGGGGTGACGATCACCAAGGCTACGTGGAACACCATGGACAACTGGACCGGCGTCATGTCTGACCCGGTTGTGGATGGCCGCAAGGTGACGATCAACGTGCAGGCTCAGATTGACGGCGCCTGCTGCATTCGACTGGACGCTGAGCTGAGCAATGGGGAGCGCTACTGCCAATGGCACGTGCTGCGCATCCTCCCGGCTCGCTACGTCCGCAACGACAACTGGACTACCGGCCCTCAGCAGCTGGTGGCATTCCCTCCTGAGACTCCGCTTCCTTAAGCCATGGCACGCCCGACCGTATACAAGCCTGAGTACTGCGACCTTGTCGTAGACCTAGGGAAGCAGGGTAAATCCGTGGTCCAGATGGCCTGCGCCATCGATGTCGTCCGCAGCACTCTGTATGAATGGTGCAAAGATCACCCTGAGTTTTCGGACGCCTTTACGCGAGCGAAGCAGCTGAGCCAAGACTGGTGGGAAACCCAGGCTCAGTGCGGCCTGACGGCTGACAGGTTCAATGCTCAGCTGTGGTCTCGCTCAATGGCTGCGCGCTTCCCTGAGGACTATCAGGAGCGCAAGGGCGTGGAGCTTAGCGGCCCGGGCGGGACGGACATCAAGACAACCACGCGCATTGAGCTTGTGGCGGCGGTAGCGCCGGACTCGGATGTCAACGGTACAGATTGAGCTTCCTCCGAAGCTGATCCCCGTCTTCACTGGCGAGGCTGACTACCGAGGGGCTTATGGCGGGCGAGGCTCAGCAAAGACCAGAAGCTTCGCGCTGATGGCCGCTGTAAGGGCCCACATGTGGGCTCAGGAAGGAAGAACGGGCGTTGTGGTCGGCGGCCGAGAGTTCATGAACTCCCTGGCCGATTCGTCCATGGCAGAGATCAAGGCGGCGATCTGGTCACAGCCTTGGCTGGCTCCGCACTTCGATATCGGCGAGGAGTACATCCGAACCGTTGACCGGAGAGTGGAATTCGCCTTCATAGGCCTGCGCCGGAATCTGGACAGCATCAAATCGAAGGCTCGCATCCTGCTTCTATGGGTGGATGAGGCCGAGAACGTGAGCGAGACGGCCTGGGAGAAGGCAATCCCAACAGTTCGTGAGGAAGGTTCAGAGATCTGGGTTACCTGGAACCCTGAGCGCAAGGCCAGCGCCACGAACAAGCGCTTTCGAGAGGATGCGCCGAGTCGCAGCAAGATCATCGAGCTGAACTGGCGTGACAACCCGTTCTTCCCTGACTCCTTGAACCGCAAACGGCTTGAGGATGAGGAGAAGCGACCAGACAGTTACGAGCATATCTGGGAGGGCGGGTTCAAAACCGCACTGACCGGCGCCTACTACGCCAAGGCGCTGGGCGATGCCAAGCGGGCCGGAAGAATCGGCGAGGTCGCCATCGACCCGCTGATGACCATCCGCGCGTATTGGGACATTGGCGGAACTGGTGCCAAGGCAGATGCCTGCGCCATCTGGATCGTGCAGTTCGTGGGGCAGGCAATCCGAGTACTCGACTACTACGAGGCCATCGGCCAGGAGCTGAGCGTCCATGTCGATTGGCTGCGTAGCTCGGGCTATGGCAAGGCGCTCTGCGTTCTCCCTCATGACGGCGCCAACCACGACAAGGTGTTCAAGGTCAGCTATGAGTCGGCCTTGAAGGCGGCGGAGTTCCAAGTTCGTGTTGTGCCCAACATGGGCGCTGGCGCCGCAATGAATCGCATTGAAGCCGCGCGGCGACTGTTCCCATCCATCTGGTTCAACGACAAGACAACTGAGCCTGGGCGCGATGCGCTTGGCTGGTATCACGAGAAGCGCGATGAACAGCGGAACATTGGCTTTGGCCCAAATCACGACTGGGCCAGCCATGCCGCTGATGCGTTTGGCCTCATGGCCGTTGACCATGCATCGAACAAGCATGTCCAAACCGCCCCCGTCCGCCTCAACTTCGCATCGGAATTCGCTTAATGGCTGAGTACAAGAACACGCCAGAAGATCCGAAGTTCGCCACGGAGCGTTCGGGCGTGAACAAGGAGGATCTGCACAAGGAGATGCTGACTCGCCACCAGTACGCCCGCGACTACTGGCGCGAACAGTACAGGCTGGCCGAGGAGGACATGGAGTTCGCCTTCATGCCCGATACGCAGTGGGATGAGTGGATGGCGCAGAGCCGCGTTGGCCGGCCCATGTACACCGTCAACAAGCTGCGTCAGGCCATGAAGCAGATCACCAACGACCAGCGCCAGAACAGGCCGCAGGCGAAGGTGAGGGCGGTTGAGGATAGTGACGCTGACCTGGCAGAGATCCGCCAGGGCCTGATCCGCAATATCGACCAGACGAGCGAAGCGGACCGAGCGCGCGATACCGCCTTCCAGTTCGCGGTGGGCGGCGGTTACGGCGTGTGGCGCGTCAACTACAGCTACGAGGACGACGGCGGCTTTGACATGGTGATTCGGAAGGAGGAGATCTCCAATCCGTACACCGTGGTATTCGACCCGGCAGCCAAGGCAAAGGATCGTCGGGATGCCCGTTTCGCCTTCGTGGACAGTTCCTGGGCGCGTTCAGCATTCCGTGAGAAGTGGCCTGATGCCCAGCTTGTGTCGGTCGATGACTGCAGCGAGACGAACAAGAACTGGTTCCAAGAAGAAGACGTTACGGTCTCTGAGTATTGGTACAAGACCAGTGAGACCTACACGCTGGTGCTGATGTCTAACGGTGCCTCCTATGACGAATCGGAGATCGCCGATGTCATGGATGAGATGGCGCAGGCTGGCATTACGGTTCAGCGTAGCCGCAAGGCGACCCGCGAGAAGGTCTGGCAATGCATCGTCTCTGGTGCCGAGATTCTGGAAGGCCCGAACGAATGGGCAGGCCGCTTCATCCCGCTGGTTCCGGTCTGGGGCGAAATCCTCAACCTTGGCGGGAAGGAGACATTCTTTGGTGCGGTGCGCTTCGGCAAAGACGCCCAGCGCATGTACAACTACGAGCGGTCGACCTTCATTGAGGTCCTGTCCGACCAGCCGTACAGCCCGTTCATGGCGCCGGCAGAGTCGCTTGCGGGCTACGAGGGGCAGTGGAATAGCCTAAAGACGAAGCGCCCACCAGTGCTTCTCTACAAGGCAAATGCTGAGCTTCCTAACGCTGGCAAACCATCCCGTGAACCTACTGCGCAGTTCCCTGCCGCGCTGGCTCAGGCGGCAGCCATCAGCAGCGACGACATCAAGGCAGCCACAGGCATCTATGACGCCAGCTTGGGCGCCAGATCCAACGAGACCAGCGGTCGGGCAATCCTTGCCCGCCAGCGTGAGGGTGATGTAGCCAACTTCGACTACATCGACAACCTGTCGTACGCGATGAAGTACGACTTTGAGATCACCAACGACCTGATTACCAAGATCTACGACACAGAACGCCAGATCCGCATTATCGGTGAGGATGGAGCGGAGAAGGTCATTCGGGTCAATCAGGCCGTGCTTGACCAGCAGACGGGCCGCGAGGTCACGCTTAACGATCTGTCGCAGGGTCGCTATGACATCGCAGTCACTGTTGGCCCGAGCTACACGACCCAGCGAATGGAGGCTGCCGAAGCCATGATGCAGCTGGCGAACGACCCGAGCCCGCTGGGCATGGTCGCCAAGTATGGCTTCATCAAGTCGCTGGACATGCCGGGGCTTGAGGACGTTCGCAAGGCAGCCCGTCGCATCGTCGTTCAGGCCGGCCTGCTTGAGCCGGAAGAGGGCGAGGAAGCGCCGCAGCAACAGCAGCAGCCGAGTCCTGAGCAGATGGCGCAGGCGCAGAAGATGCAGGCCGATGCCAAGAAGTCTGAGGCGCAGTCGGTCAGCTACATGGCATCGGCGCAGAAAGATGCGGCCCAGGCCGAGTCAATCCAGTTGGACAACCTATCGAAGGAACAGCAGGCGCAGCTACAGGAGCTGTACCGAACGTTCCTGACAACTCAGATCGGAATGCAAGGGGCCCAGATGGGCCCCTTCTCATTTCAGTGATCCAAAACCTTACCGGTGAGGTTCACCGGGCAGATATCGCCCAGAGGCGCACATGACTGACGAAACGACCAAGCCGCAGCCGGTGGACAACAGTCACCTGGACGCGGGGATTGCCGCGCGAGCCGAGATTGCCGAATCCAAGAAGCAGGCGGAGAAGGATCCCGTCGAGCAGAAGGATGAAGTACAGACCGGTGAGCAGAACGACACCGAAGGATCGGCAGCTTCGGAAACGGATGATGCGGCCGCCCAGAAGCCCAAGAACAAGGGTGTGGGGAAGCGCATCGATGAGTTGACGCGTGAGAAGTATGACGCGCAACGGGAGCGTGACTACTGGCGTGAACAGGCTATCCGCAACCAGCGGCAGCCAGAGCAGCGCCAGGAGCAGGTAAGCCAGCAGGACGAAGCCTCCGACGAACCGACCATGGAACAACATGGCTGGGATGTTGCCGCCTACACCAAGGCTTTGTACGACTGGCACAAGCAGCGTGACGCCAAAACTGTGCAGAAGGCCAAGGAGGCCGAAAGCCAGCAGGAACGTGCCAAGCGATATCAGGACAGCGTCCAAGCATTTGCCGAGACGCATCCTGACTTCTACGACGTGTTCCACGGTGGTCTGCCCGTATCGGAGCCGATGGCCGAAGCCATCACCGAAGCGGACAACCCCGCTGCCATTGCCTACTACCTGGGACAGAACCCCGAGGAGGCCGCTCGTATTGCGGCCATGACCCCAACGGGCGCTAGCCGAGCCATCGGACGCATCGAGGCAAAGCTGGAATCCCAAGCCGCACCCGCCGCCGTCGAACAGGCGCGCCAGCCCGAAACCAAAACCGTGACCAAAGCCCCGCCCCCGGTGACTACGCTCTCCGGCGCTCCGGCCGTTGTGAAAGACCTTGGCGAAATGTCCATGGCCGACTACGACGCGCAGCGCAGGAAAGAGCGAAAGGCCCGAGGGCTCTAAGGAGACCTTCCCATGGCAAATCAATTCCTCAATACCCAGCTCATCACCCGCGAAATCCTGTCGGTCCTGCGCCAGAAACTGACATTCCTGCGCAAGATCAACATGGAGTACAAGGGTGAGTTCGCCGTCACTGGCGCCAAGATCGGCGACACCGTCAACATTCGTGTCCCGACCCACGCCAAGATCCGCAGCGGCCGCATCATGGATGCGTCCAACATGGTGGACAAGACCGTCCCGCTGACCATTACCGATCAGACTGGTGTCGATCTCGTGTGGAACAGCTCGGATATGGCCCTGAAGATCGATGACTTCAGTGCCCGCTATCTCGACCAGCCCATCGCCGATCTGGCATCACGCATCGAGCAGACTGTTCTGCAGCGCGCCCTGCCGTTCGCCGCCAACTTCGTCCCCAACGCTGACGGCAAGCTGGACTTCGTGGAAGCCTTGCGCGCCAACAAGGTGCTGACCGACAACCTGGCCCCGACCCGTCGCTTCATGGTCACCAACACCAGCGGCACGGTGCAGGTTGTCGACCAGCTGAAGGGCTTCTTCAACGCGCAGGATCGACTGGCGGAGCAGTACGAAGACGGCCTGATGGCTCGTGCGGCCGGCTTCGACTGGTTTGAAACCACCAACATGCCGGCACAGGCCTACGGCACCTCGGCCATCCCGGGCGCCTACCTGATCAACGGTGCCAACCAGACCGGCAGCTCCATCGCCGTCGATGGCGGCACTGGCACCTTGGTCGCTGGCCAGCACGTCACGTTCGCGGGTGTGTTCGCAGTCAATCCGGCGACCAAGGTGTCGACCGGCGTCCTGCAGACCTTCGTTGTCACTGCCAACTACGCAGGCGGCAACGGAAACATCCAGATCGCTCCGGCCATCGTCACCAGCGGCCCTGAACAGAACGTCACCACTTCGCCGGCCGACAACGCCGTCATTGTGGTTCTGGGTGCTACCACCCAGACCGGCGTCAACCTGGGCTTCGCTCGCGACTTCCTGACCTTTGCCACGGTCGATCTGCCGCTGCCGGAGAACAAGGAAGCCAGCCGTATGCAGTTTGACGGCCTGAGCCTGCGCATGATCCGCGACTACGACACCGTCAACGATCAGTTCCTGAACCGCGTCGACATCCTGTGGGGTTCGGCCGTTCTGCGTCCCGAGTTCGGCGTGGTCATCCCGAACGACCCGACCAACTTCTAAGGAGAAGACACGATGGCACTTCCGTCCGATACCGTCGCCGCTGCTGCGACCGAAACCCCCGATGGCACCTTGGTTGGCCGCAATGCCGACTCCAAGGTGGGCTTCTACGGCGCAACGCCGACTGCCCAGCCGGCCGCATTGAGCTTGGCGACGGTCACCACCGCCCAGCTCGCCACCGCTCTGGCCGCCATCGGCCTGATCAAGACCACCGCGTAAGGAGGCCGTCATGGCTGAGTTCAAGCACGCCAAGTACCTGCACAAGGACGGCGGGGTAAAGCTGTTCGCAGGCGATGAAGTCGAGGATGCCCTGGCTGACGGTTGGGAGTATCCGAAGTTCCCGCGTTCAAACGGCGAGGAATGGAACCCGGAGGTCCCGGCTGATGAGGTGTCCGCTGCTGATGCGGCTGCCGAAGTCCAGAAGGCCAATCGCGCACGCCAGGAAAAACTGGACGCCCGTGAAGCCAAGGCCGATGCCAAGCCGGCTGGCAAGAAGTAATCCACCGCAGTAGTCAGTGAATTGGGGCGTCCTTCGGGGCGCCCCTTCTTTTTGAGAGGGCGTTATGGCGACTGTCGCAGAAATTGTCAGCGGCGCGCTCGGTCTGCTGCGCGTGCTTGACGCCACCGAGGCTCCAGAAGCCGAAGACATGGAGACGGCTATTTCGGCCCTCAACATGATGATGGTTCGCTGGGAGGCCAATGGCTACTCGGTGGGCTGGTCGCCAGTCTCCAACCCCGCAGATGTAATGCCGAATGTGCCTGAGGCCGACGAGGCCATCATGTACAACTTGGCCGTCAAACTGCGCCCGCGCTATGGCGTGTCGATTGATCCTGACGTTTTCGCCGACGCCAGCCGGCTGAAGTCGGACGTACTGGCCGATGTGTTCGCGTCCAGCCCGATGGAGATGGAGCGGGGCATTCCCGGCTGGCGCTGCCGGTACAACATCCGTAGCGACGGATACCGCTACTGATGCGCGCTCAGCCCGTAGACCTGATTGGCGGCTTCTACAAGGACGACAGCCTGCCGTGGTCGTGCCAGGACACGGTGAACTGGCTGCCTGTGCAGGCTGAGGTATCGGGCACGCGCTCGGTGGCAAAGCTCTCGACTCCGCCTGGGCTAAAGCCGTGGTTGACCGTTGGATCCGGTCCCGTTCGCGGCATGCACGATCTGGAAGGTGGTCGCTTCGTGGTCTCTGGGCAGACGCTATGCCGGATCAACCCGAACAACAGCGTTGATCCCATCGGCACGATCCCTGGCGTTGGCCGCGTGCAGATGACGCACAACCAGTTCAAGACCGGCTATCAGCTGCTGGTGGAGAACGGGCAGGGAGGTGGCGGTTATGTATACGACACCAATACCAGCACGTTGACCAAGATCGCCGACGAGGGCTATCCGGGCTCAATCTCGTCGGACTACCTCGACCAGTACATCCTCGGCGTGGAGCCGCAGGGAAGATTCTGGTTCCACTCAAACCTGGCGGACGCTACCGATTACAACACGCTTGATCGGTACGAAGCCGAGTCCGCCCCCGACAAGATCGTGGGGCTGGCCGCAAACGCGTCTGAGGTTGTTGTATTTGGCGAGCGCACAACCGAATTCTTCTTCAATTCGGGTGCGGCAACAGGGACCTTCCAGAACCGCAGGAGCTCAATCACAAAGGGCTGTGCATCTCGGCACACAATTCAGAAGCTGGATAACAGCGTCTTCTGGCTCGGCAACGATGGTGTTGTGTATCGGTTGGAAAATGGGTACGCGGCCCGTCCGATTTCCACCCGCCCGCTGGAAAAGGCCATCAGCGGCTACAACTGGCCTGAGGCAGTCGCGTACGTCTGGGAGGATCGCGGCCACAAGGTCTATTACCTGACCTTCCCAGACGGCCAGACGTTCGGCTACGACGTGATCACTGGCCTCTGGCACCGTCGCGAGTCTTTTGGACTGAACCGCTGGAGGTTGAGCCACATCATCAGTTGGGGGCGCGATTGGTTCGGCGGCGATTTCCAGAGCGGCCGTATATGGCAGCTGGACTGGGACTACATCATGGAGGGTCAGGACCCGTTGGTCCGCCGCCGTGTTTCTCCTGTTGCTGCAGATAACCAGAGTGCCATGACGAACCCGATGGCCGAACTGGTGTTTGATGTCGGTCGCGGCCCTGAAACGGTGGCCCTCTCCTTCCCGAACGCCATCACGATCAATGGAATCCCCCCGAGTACGTTGGTGGGCCTGACCTATCCGACGTTCTCGTTCACCGGCTCAGGCGGAACGGCCCCCTACACGTTCTCCATCGCCAGCGGATCGCTGCCGCCAGGGTTGTCCATGAGCGGCACGGGAGCTATTAGCGGGCTGTCTAATGCCGGAGGATCCTATCGTTTCACGGTTCGTGCTTATGACTCGCGTGGCGCTTGGACAGAGGCGGATTACTCAATTCTAGTGATCGCTGGAGTCATCGGCCTGGCAACTCCGGATGTTCTATTCACCGGTAGCTACGAGTCTCTTGTTCCGTCTGCGCCGATATCTGCGCCATTCCCAGCGCAGAAACGAGCATTTGATGTATCTCCAAGCACTGCTTTCGCAGCAGTCGGCATTGGCACATCACCGTTCTTGCGGATGTATGCAATCAATCCGGCCAGAACGGCGTATGCAGAGATCCCGGTTGCGTCTCCGCCCTCGGGCACCGTTTACAGTTTGGGGTTCAATGCCGACGGTTCTATTCTTGCCGTCTCCTGTACTGACGGAGGGCAGAGCAGGTTGGTCATCTACCGTCTGGAGGCTGGTGCGTATGTGCGCAAGTCGTTCACGGCTATTGGCAGCCCTGGGCATGCAATGCGGTGGTCGCCTACGCGCAGTCAGCTGGTGGTATGGACGACCGCAGCGAGTCCTGATTTTGGATTCAGGGTGTTCAATATCGATGCTGCGGCAGGGACTGTGTCCGGGTCGTTCTCGCCAACGCAGGCGCGACAAAGCGCCTCCTGCTTCGCCTTCTCGCCTGATGGTAACTACCTGGTTGTAAGTGGATTCCTGTCCACTAGTCCCACCGTCTATGCGATTGGTGAGGCGTCAATTTCCTACTTTACGACGGCTACGGGCCTAACGAATACGGAAATTGGCGTCTCGTTCTCTGGCAATGGTCAATGGATCTACTTCGCTTCTACCGCCGCAGCTCCTGCAAGTCAGAGGGTGATCGCATGCCCATTCAATTCCGGAGTAATTGGCTCGCCGTCCTATCCATTGGCTTCGGTTCCATTCTCCATCTATGACCTGAACGTGTCGCCAGCTGGAGATTATCTGGCTATTAGCAGATCAGACACGACGGGCACGGGGCTGGCGGTGTACAAGGCTAACGGGTCATCTCTGACTATTTCGCCGGACCAGCCGTCGTACGCGTTCAGCGCAGGCGCTATTTCCTTCACCTGGACACCGTGATGGCCGATACCGACCACTACGTAGAGATCCGCTACAGCAACGACGGCGGCCACAACTGGCAGAACTGGAAGCGTCGTTCCATCGGAAAGACGGGCCAGTACGAGCAACGGGTGAAGATCCACCGCCTGGGTCGATTCCGCCAGCGAGTCTTTGAGATCAAGGTGTCCTCGCCGCGCAAGTCTGACTTGCTCACTGCCGTCGTCAACTTTGAGCCAACGGACGACTGATGAAGATCGCGACCGATCCATGCTTCCTGCAGGAAGTCATGGATCACCCCGCTGTGCGTCCGTGGATTGGGCCGGATGGCGTGGAGGGGTCGTGGCCGCTTGCTGCGATCTTCGATCAGGGGATCGGGGTTGAGTTCGACGGCGGCGGGTTCTTCTTCCACCGCCTCGGTGATGGCGTGGTTGAGGTGCACACGGTGTTTCTCCCTGGCACGAAGGGCGTGGCACGGTTCTGCGCGCAGGCGGCTGAATACCTGTTCTGTGGCACCGAAGTGACCAAGATTGTCACGAAGGTTCCCGTCGACAACGTGCCGGCCCTGCGCCTGACCGAGCGGGTGGGGTTCCGCCTGGATTACGTACGTCCTTTCGCTTTCCTGCGCGGCGGCGTGCTGCACGACGTGAGGCACTACAGCTGGGACATCGATCTCTGGCTGCGCGGCACTGCGGGCCCTCAGTGGGCCTATGAGCGCTGCTGCGAACTGGACAACAAGAACAAGGGCCTGCGCCTGCGATACCGCTGGGCAGTGATGAACGACGACTATTCGGTATTGGAGAGCTGATATGCCAGCTGTAGGTGCAATTGTTGGGGCTGCCGGCAGCCTTGTTGGCGGGAAGATGCAGAGTGACGCGGCAGGAAAGGCTGGCGACGCATCCACTGCGGCCTCCCGCGATGCGATCCAGGCCCAGGTGGCGATGTACAACCAGAGCCGTGCGGACACCATGCCGTATCAGGTGACGGGTACTGGCGCGCTCAACATGCTGGCCGGGATGTATGGCCTGCCGACCTACTCGGCGCCGATGTCGAACGGGATCACGATCACGCAGCCCGAGCCGGCCAAGAAGAAGAAGCGCAGCCTCTTCGACAAGGTGACGGACCCTGCGAACCTGGCCGGTCAGTTCGGCGGCACCAGCTACGACCCGATGGGCTTCTTTAGCAGCGGCACGACTGGTGGCGGTGGCGGCCTGACCATCTCAGCTGGCGGCGGCGGTGGTGGCGGCATTGCTGGCGGGGCGGGTGGCGGCGTTATCACCCCTGGCACCCAGCTGGCGGACTACAGCCAGTTCTACGAGACCCCTGACTATCTTGTAGCCCGAGACGAGGGCATCAACGCGCTGGACCGTGGTGCTGCGGCCCGTGGCGGTCTGTACTCCGGTGGTGCTGACGCTGACCGGATGACGTTCGGCTCCAACCTCGGTTCCAAGGCCTTCGGAAACTTCCAGAACTCCCTGTTCCGGCTGGCCGGCCTCGGTGGCAGTGCGAACAGTGAGCTCAACAGCCTCGGGCAGAACACCGCAGGGCAGATCGGCAACCAGCTGACCAATGCTGGCAATGCTCGCGCCTCGGCTTACTGGCAGCAGGGGCAGGCCCAGGCCAACACGCTCAACAACCTTGCCGGGTTCGCCGGCAGCTACTTCGGGAGCCGCTGACGTGGCAGACATCTTCGATTCGTATGCCCGTGGCCTGCAGGTGGGCCAGCAGCAGAAGCAACGTAACCAGCTCGCCGAGCTGCAGACGCTGGCCCCCCAGGTCATGGGCGGCAATCTGGATGCAACCAGCCGGGCCTACGCGCTGGATCCGCAAACCGCCCAGGCCTACCAGACCGAGGGCAACCGCCAGCAGCAGCAGCTCGTCGGCCTCGCCAAGACGCTGAAGCAGTTCGCCAACAACCCGCAGATGCAGGCGGGTGTATACCGCTCGGCCCTCCCATACCTCAAGCGCAACTTCGGCGCCGAGATCCCCGATGACTTCGATGCAGCTTCGGTCATGCCGATTGTCGATCAGGTGCTGGCGGTGGCCCAGAACGCTCCCAGTAACGGTGGCGCTGGTGGAACCTTGCAATCGCAGCGGATTCTTGAAGACGGCAGTATCCTTAATACCTATCGTGATGGTCGAACCGAGAACACTGGGCTCAAGGCTGACCGTCGTCAGTGGTTCCGTGATCAGCCAGGTTTTGAACCTGAGATCATCAACGCGGACGGGACGATTACTTCTATCGGCGGGGCTCCTGCTCCGGCACGTGGCGGTCAGGGCGTCAATGTTGGTCAGGGCGCAGGTGCTGTGCGGATGAACATCGAGGGCATTCCTGCCGAGCAGCAGCAGCGCATGGCCCAGACCGTTTCCATGATGCAGCAGGCAGGCTATCCAGAAGCTGATATCGCATCGTTCCTGCAGAGCCAGCTTCCTCCCGACGTTCCCGGGCTTCCGCAGGCAGGATCGCCCCAGCTGCAAGCCATGAGCCGCGCCCGCCCCACAGCTGCTCAAGATGCGGCGGCGGTAGAAATGGCACGTCAGAACGTCCAGCTCTCCGCACTTCCTGCCGAACTGGGGATGAGGTCTCAGGCCGCTATCTCTCAGGCAGAGGGGATTGAACGCGTAAAGTCACAGCAAGAGCGCGAATCCAACGCCCGAACTAAAAACGCATCCCTCAACAACGTTGACCGTGGGCTAAAGCGCATCGAGTCAGCCATGAACGGGCTCAGTGGCAGATTTGTGGACACGGGCCCCATCGATGGTCGGATCATGAGCAGCACACCCGCAGGGCAGGAGCTTGAGGCCGCAGTAGGCGCGATCCAGAACGATGTGCTGGCGCTGACGCGGGTTCCCGGTATTGGCTCGCAATCCGATCTGGAAGCGAAAATTGCGAATCTGAAGTATCCGTCGATCTACAACGCCCCTGATGTCAACGCTCGTAATGTCCAGCAGCTCAAGGCCTTCATCAAGGATCTTAGGGATGGCATTCAGGGGGGCTCACAGACTGGAGGCAGTGGACCGGCGCCGGGAACCGTAGAGGATGGATATCGCTTCCGTGGGGGCAACCCATCCGATCCCAATAGCTGGGAGCGCATCTAATGGCTGGCCCGTGGGAGAAGTATCAGGCCGCCCCCGTGGAAGCTCCCGCTGTCGAAGGGCCCTGGGCGAAGTATGCGGCAGCTCAGCCCGATGCCGAGGCAGAGCAGCTGCCCTCAGAGGTGGTCGATAAGCCGCTTGAAATTGAGATTGTTGGTGGGAAGAGGGCGCCTGACGGCTGGGAGTACGGACCCGGTCGAGATCTCGCCTTTGGTGCCCGCTCGCTCCTGCAAGGTGCTGGCGGTTTGCTTGGCGCTGTCGGTGGCGACGCGTTTAACAACTACGTAGCCAACCCCATTGCGCGGGCTGTTGGCATGCAGGAAGCTCGCCCGTACCGAGAGGAAGCGGCGGCTCTAGCTGATCGTCTTGGCCTGCCGCAGGCTCAAACTGCTGGTGACCGAGTACTGGGGGACGTGGGCGAAGCACTGACTGGAACCGGGCTGACGCTCGGCATCGGCGCAGGCGCCAATGCACTTTCAAACGTCGGCCGTGCAGGCACTGCCCCGGCGACAAACCGCCTAGGACAATTCCTCACCGCTCAGCCTGGGCTGCAGACGATCTCGGCCGCAACTGGTTCCGGCGCGTCGTCTACTGCTCGCGAATCTGGTGCTTCACAGGGGAACCAGCTGCTCGCCGGTCTGGCTGGTGGGCTTGGCCCAGGACTGGTAACGGCGGGAGGAGGTGCGGCACTGCGCGGAGCTGTGCGTGGGACCTCTGGCGAACAGATGCGGAACACGCTGGCTGACTTTGAGCGCCTTGGTGCTAATCCATCAGTTGGTCAAGCCTCGGGGAATCGGCTTCTTCAAGGGGCTGAAAATCTTCTGGCTCAGTCTCCGACAAGTGCTGGAGTCATGGCGCGTGCAGCAGAGCGTCAATCTAGTGAGATCAGATCTGGGCTCCGCAGCTTCGCAGATGACCTCTCACGAAATGCCAGTGGCGAACGTGCCGGGCGTGCCATCAAGCGCGGGATATTCGATGAGGGCGGCTTCAGCCAGCAGTTCAAGGCAACGCAAGATCAGCTTTATGGAAAAGTGGATGAACTTGTCCCGCCTGACACCGGAGTCCTGCTTGGTAAGACCCGGGCCGCCCTAGACTCGTTGAGCAACCCCATCAAATCGCCAGGGGCGCCGAACGTCGCGCGGCTGTTCCAGAATGGAAGGATTACCAGCATTGGTAATGCCGTTGAGGCTGACGTTGCGCTTCCTACTCAGCAGCAGCTTTCGCTGGACGAGGCTGTTGCGAAGCTCAACCAGTTGTACGCCTCCCGGGACGCGGCAACCCAAGATGCCGGGCGGTTTGCAGCATTTGCCAACGATCAAGGAAACATCGCCCGTCAATCTCCACAGGCTGGGATGGCGCAGAGAAATGCGGTCGCTGGTCAGCAAGCAGCCGATGAGGCTACCGGCATCGCACGTGAGAGGGTGTCTCAGGCGGCGGAAATCGAGCAGACCCTTGGAGAACTAACGGCGGCTGCCCAGGCGTCTGGCGGTCAGCTGCCCTATGAGGCGGTTAAGAAACTCCGCTCCCTGGTTGGCGAGGAGCTGCAGGATGCCGGGCTGATGTCCAACTTCCCGCGTTCCAAGTTCAAGGCGCTCTATGCAGCGTTGTCTGACGACCTTGAGTCCACTGTTCGTGAGGCTGGGCCAGAAGCTGCAGCAGCCTACAGCCGTGCCAATGCCTACACGCGCGCTGGCATGCGGCGCATGGAGGATATCGAGAGCGTCATCGACCGCAATGGCGGCCCGGAGAAGATCTATTCGGCGGCGCTTGCTAGCGGCAAAGATGGCGGGACTACGATTAGGGCTGTAATGCAGTCTCTGCCTAAGGAGAGCCAGAAGGCCGTAACTGCTGCCGTCATCAAGCGCCTTGGCCGTGCAAATTCTGGAGCGCAAGACGCGGGTGGAGAGGTATTCAGTGCAAGGACCTTCCTCACCAACTGGGACAACGTCAGCCCGGAGGCGCGCAAGGCGCTGTTCGACCGATACGGCGAAGGGTTCAGCAAGCAGATCGACCAGTTGGCAAGAGTGGCCGACCGGATCGACAGCGGAGCGGGAGTCTTCAAGAATCCTCCGGGCACAGCGAAAAGTGTGGCCGCTCTCACCTATGGCGCGTCACTGGTAGGCAGCCTCTTCACTGGAGGAACGGGCTATTTGCTAGCGGGAGGATTGACGGCAAATGCTATGGCAAGGCTTATGACCAATCCAACCGTGGTCAGGAAGTTGGCGCACGCCACGACAATGCCAATCGGCGGAGTCTTAGCAACTGCAAGGAGCCTTCAAGAGGTCGCGAATAGGGAGGATGACCCCGATATTTCCGCACTCGCTGCATACCTATCTCAAGACCCACAGCGCGAACTGAATCAGCCCGTACAGAACGACAACCCCGGATACCAATAGAGTTGCAATCAAGAACCACTCCTTGAGACCAAGCCCAGGTTCAAGTCTTTTTTCATGCTCTTTCTGCATCCAATCTTTCGGGCGGCCACCTACGTTAGATAGGTCGAACTTCGGCTTGTTGCTCATCAT